CGAAGACATAACTTATACAATGACAGAAAAATGTCAAGAACTTATGCCAGAACTATTTCAAGAGCACATGAATCATATTAATCAACTGGCTTTTGATCTATGGGAAAAAGGGTATATAGAAATGACCTTTGATAAAGAAGGAACCCCTATGGTTATGTTAAAAGATCTAGACTATGAAAAAGATGTCTTCCCATCTATTAGTTATGAAGAGATAAACTTTATTCAAAACATGCTCAGCAGAAGAAATAAGTAGGTGCTATAATATTATTATGCCATACGATATAAGATCAGGCGGCTCAGGCTGTCGAGGCGGTTACGAAGTAGTGGGTCCTGGAGGAGTAAAGGGATGCCACCAAACTAGAGATGAAGCCGTTCAGCAACAACGTGCCCTTTATGCTGCAGAAGCAGATTCTAAAAAAGCATTAGGGAAATCATTATTTGGTGATTTAAGAAAAGAACATAATCAAGTTATGACTAATGAAAATGTTCCAAACAAACAACCTCACTCATTAGAAGATTGTGATGATCAAGAAAATTGTCCAGACCATATGGATAAAAAAGCCCCTTGTTGGGATGGATATGTACAACGTGGTATGAAACCAGGAGCAGGTGGACGTATGGTTCCTAATTGCGTTCCTGTAAGTAAAGCAGATACTTGCTGTCCAGATTTAGAAAAAGCAGAAGAGTGGGAAGGTAAAGAATTATACGATAAGTTATCTGAACCAGAAAAAGAATTAGCAGATTCATTATTAAACTTAGCAGATGAAGTTGGTCCATTAGACAAGGCAAATGGAATTTGGGTTGGATATGTAAATGGTCAACAAAATGAAAATGCATCTATTGGAGTTAAGTGTGGCAACTGTGCACTACATAAGTCATCAGTTGCTTGTGCAATATTAGAAATGGCAATTGAAGAAGAAGGTGCTTGTAGATTTGCTGTAATTCCAGATGGATATGTAACAGTCGAAAGTGATGTTGAAGAAGATATGTCAATGGATAAAGCAGATTCAGTTCGTGTTGGACAAATGGTTTCTTGGAATTCAAGTGGTGGTAGAGCAGAAGGAAGAGTAATTAGAGTTGTAAGAAATGGAAAATTTAATGTTCCAAATAGTTCTTTTGAAATTACTGGAACATCAGAAGATCCAGCAGTAGCGATAAGATTATATCGTGATGGAGAACCTACAGATACAATTGTTGGACATAAAATGAAAACATTAACGGTCAAAAAATCAATGGAAGAAGAAGATTTAGAAAAAAGATCATTAGAAGATTTAGATTTAAAACCTACAGAATCAATGGCAGCAAATGCTCGTAGGGGATTAGAGTTAAGAAGAAAATTTGGAAGAGGTGGTACAGCAGTGGGTGTTGCTCGTGCTAGAGACCTATCCAACAGAACAGAATTAAGTCCAGGTACAGTATTAAGAATGTATTCTTTCTTTTCACGTCACGAAGTAGATAAGCAAGGTAAAGATTGGAACAATTCAGAAAGACCATCTAATGGAAAAATTGCTTGGCTCCTATGGGGTGGAGACTCAGGTTACTCTTGGGCTAAATCAAAACGAAATGCAATCATGAGTATTAGATCACAAAAGTCTAACGATCCAGTTTGGTACGATTCAGCATTTTCATTACGTAAATATATTGACAAAAATATTCAAGGGTAGTATAATTAACTAACGAAAGGAATATATGTCAGATCCTATAGAAAAAGAATATCTAGAGTCTATTGTTAACTACTATAGAACTAAAACTATTCAACTAGAATATGACTTTGTTTCTTATAAGATAAAAACAGAACAAAGTTTAAGAGAATTGAACAAGGTTATTGAGGGTAAGATAAATAAAAAATAGTTGACATTGTATCTAATTAAAGATATAATAGTATAAACAAAGGTGTTGATATGAATGAGCAAGGCAAAAAGTTTGATACTATACAAATTATGCCTGATCATCATAGGAACAAGTGTTCTCACCTTGGGTATGCATTTGTTTTACGTAAAACAGTTATGGAAAAAAAGTAGGGCCAGTTTTGATTTAGAGGATATTCTAAATTCTGATAAAGCACCCAAAGTACGAAAAGAAAGTCAAATGGAAAAACTTGAAAAAGAAAAAAAAGTTGACGTTGCTATCTTAAAAGATAAGGCGTACTGGATTCATCATAATGTTTTATATCAAGCAGACATTCATTCTAGTGGCGAGATATTAACAGATGAGGCTACCCCTGTTGATGTTATTAATATGCCAGATAGTCAATTAAATAAGATTATCAAAATAGTAGATTCATTTAACAAGTAAGCACATGTCATGATTATAACAGTTGAAGGAACTAAGTCTTTTAATGACTATGATATTTTTATGAGGGCTATGGGTGTTGCTCTTTCTAGTAAAACAGATGATCCAGATATTCAAGTTTGGTCTGCTGGTCCACACACAATTAATAGTTTTACTGCTGCATTTTGTAATTCATCTGAAAACTTTTTAAAACAAAAAGGTTATAAGATTTCATTCTCAAAGGCTGCACCTTATTGGATTGCAGAAAACATTTCTTATGTTAACTACTTTGCTTTTTTTAGTTCCCCTAAAGAGAATTTGTCTAGGCTAGCACAACAGGCTCAACTAGTAGAAGGGTGCGAAGTTGGACTTTTTAGATATTAGTCTTAATACTTGGTCATTAATTATATTCTTATCTCAGGTCTTAATGATGTTGTCAATTTTTGTTATGTTTATTTCTGTGACTACTGGGTCATTTATTTTTATGACATTAATGTGGTTTGTTGCACAACTAGCATTCCTATCGTATGGTGTAGCCACTGATCAAATAGGATTTATTTTATTGTTTGTGTTTAATATTATTATTACTTTTGTTGGGATATTTGTTAAGTTAGATCCTACAGCAGAGGAAGACGATGATTGATTTAGAAACAGCAGAAAGATTAGTTAATGTTCACCCAGAACTATCTTGGGATGGTTGGAATATTGTTTGGGTGTATGAAGATGCTGATGGTTTTATGAGTCAAGATGGTGTGTTTGAAAACAATACTTGGTGTCGTAAAAGAATATTTTCTTATGAAGCCAATGGTTGGAACATACCTAAAAAAATATTAGATAAGTATAATGTATAAATTTGATGACAAAGCATCATGTCTTAACATGGATACTAATTTATTTTTTGATAAGTATGAAGAAGATAAAGATGTGGCTGGCATGGTTGATTCACTATGCATTCAATGTCCTGCACAAAGACAATGCTTAGCGTACGCTGTAAGCAATCAAGAGTGGGGCGTATGGGGTGGAGTATATTTTGAGGGTGGAAAGATATCTAAAGAATTTAACTCTCATAAAACAAAAGAAGACTGGTTTAATGTATGGTCTGGAATAACAATGGAAAGTAAATAATGTATACACAACTAATGAAAAAAGCAGTTCATTCTATACAGGCTCCAAAAGAATTTAAGATAGACATACTTGACTATGATACCTTTCTTACGATACAATTCTATGAGAGCCAATGGAAACATTACTCAGAAGCAGAAAGATTTCTATGTATTCAATACCTTAATAAGGTAAAGAAGACATTAGAAAATCTAGGGGCAAAGGTCGCACTTGATCCTATCCTAGATATCAAACATAACAGAGTAGAGAGAAGGTAGTATATGCCAACAATGGTAACTATTGTAGGTAATTTAGTAAAAGATCCAGAAGAAAAAGATTTTGGATCAGATAAGAATGTAACTAACATTCGTGTTGCTTGTACAGATCGCATGCCAGATGGTAGCGGTGGTTGGAAAGATGGCGACACAGCGTATTACAATGTCTCCGCATGGAGAAGTCTTGGCAAAAATCTTGCATCAACCTTAAAAAAGGGTGACAAGGTAATTGTTCAAGGAAAACTTAAGTATCGTGAGTATAAAAAGAATGACGGTACTAACGCACACGCCTATGAAATTGAGGCTACAGATGTAGGTATGTCTATTTATTCAAAGACTGCCAAAAAACTTGCTGGAAGTACTTCATTAGTAGATAATGATTCAAGTAATCCTTGGGCAACCAGCAAATAATAAGATAGTATAATAATTAGAGGGGTGGAGAAATCTTCCCCTCTATTTTATTTATTAGGAGACAATAATGGGAATGTATATACAATGGAAAGACGATAAGAACAAACAATCTTTTAAACCCAAAAAATGGCAGCCAATGCTATTTGATAAAAAAGATGCTATTGTTCCAACAGAAGCAGGTAAATGCTTTTGGGAAGCACAACTACATTTGACCCTGCCTAAAACAGGTAGACCAACATATGTAAAGATGAACTACTCAAGAGACTACAAAGGTAAAAATGATACCACTGGAACAAATACTTATGCTATTCCAGCAGATGTAGAATCTGTACAGTTTACACTCTCATGGTTCTTTAATGCAGACCCAAGCACACCAATTTCGTGCATGGTTTATCATAATGGATCGTCAGACATTGTTTCTGAAATAAGACAATTCAAAGGAATGATATTATAATGGCATCACCAATTAAAGATGGAAAAATTACAACAGCGTATAAAAAACTCGGCAAGATGTGGTCGAAAGGCTATCATACTGGTGTCGACTATGCAGTCAAGACAGGCACTCCAGTACTTGCAGTTGCAGACGGAAAGATTGAACCAGCAACTTGGGGAAAATCTTACGGAACTCAAGCAGTACAAAAAGTTGAAGGTGGATGGGTAATTTATGCACATCTATCAAAACTTGATGTAAAAGCAGGAGACAAAGTAACTAAAGGACAACAAATTGGATTAAGTGGAAACACAGGAAACTCTTCTGGTCCACATTTACATTTTGAAATGCGTGACAACATTCGTTGGTCAGCAGGAAAAGATATAGATCCAACAGCAATTCTTAACTCATAATTCATTATATTTTTAAATAATAAAGTATAATGTAAGTAGGCATATATTGCCTTGGAGTGAAAAAGAGTTAAAAATAAAAGATTAAAAATAAGAGCAATGCTTTTAACACCATTGTTATTGGCATTGTTCTTTTCTTTTATACCCCAAACAAATGCTAACGTAGCACCTTGTGATACCTATCAGGTAAACGGTGGCGATCAAGCATTCTTAATGAATTTAAATACACCTCTTGAATGGGGTGGAACAGTTTATACAAATAATATTTATGTAAGTCCAAAAGGAACAATTACATTTGGCGTAGGAGATTATACATTCTGGACTTTTCCACCAAGTCCATCTATATCAATTGGTTCTTGGGACTATCATGCTTTTGCTAATACACCAGGTGCTCAATGGGATCCAGGTTGGGGTGTAGGAAAAGATTTATATGTAAGATATGGCTCAACTGCAACTTCTATATGTGTTGACTGGAAAGTAATGGTATGGGGTCAAACAAGTGGAGAACCTGTTTATATTAGAATGTTGGCAGAAGTAAATCCAATTAATTATACTTGGACTCCAACTTATCAAGTAAGTTCTAACGCACCAGGAGGTGCAAGATATGGTGCAAGATACGTTCAGAACGGTCAAGTTTTTCCATTAAGTGTTCAAACTATTACTCAACCACCTGCTCCAAGCCCAACACCTAGTCCCACAGCAACACCTTCACCAACACCTACAGAAACCCCTACTCCTACCCCAACGCCTACAGAAACGCCTTCAGAAAGCCCTACACCCACTCCTACGCCTACAGAAACAGTAGAACCTACTCCAGAACCTACTCCGACTCAAACTCAAGATCCTGAGCCAGTTGATCCAGGTCCAAATCCAACACCTGTTGTGATACCAACTGACGAACCAGAAATAGAAATGCCAGAAGAAGTGCAAGAGGAAGAAGAAATAATTTTAGAACCTTCACAAGAACCAACTCCTATAGAAGAAATTATATCAGGGGAAGAAGAAATTAATAATGCTATTGATGAATTAATAGTTAATGAAGAAGAAATTTCTAATGAACAATTAGATAATATTACAGAACTATTATTAGATAATTATGAAGTAAATGAAACAATGCCTATAGCAGAATTATTAGATAGTTTATCTGATGATCAAATATTAGAATTGTTAGAACAATTAGATGAGAATCAAATTATTGAATACCGTGAAGGTGTTGAATTAGAAGCAGGTGTCGCTGTTGTGTTTGAACAACTAGCAGATCCTGCAGCCCTTTTGGGAGAGTTTGTATCAGATCCAGGTCAAGTGTTAGAAGCACTTGGTCAACTTGGTGCTGATATGACAGAAGAAGAAAGAGAGGATTCACAAGCAGTTGTTGTTGCAACAGTTATTGTGGGTCAATTATTAGGATCTGTAACAATGTCTTCAAGCATAGTACAGATGAATGCAAGAGCAGAAATAAGGAGGATAACATGATAAAGGCAATATTAAAACCTTTTAAGTTTATCTTCAAAGCAGTTAAGTTTGTAGTTATGTTACCCATAAACCTAGTTAAGTTCACTCTAAGCAAGGTTTGGGCGGTAGTTAAATATGTTCTTAATCTTGTTTGGAAGATACTTAAAGGTATATATAAGGTAATAGTCGGGGTATATAAAGAAGGTATTCAAGTTATTACCTGGATTATTACAAGTATCTATAATGTAATTAAATTCATACTATTAAATGTATGGAAAGTAATTCTATGGGTATTAAATAAAGTATGGCAATTAGCAAAATTTATATGGGCATGGCTAGTAGAAGCATTTGTAGAAACATTAAACCAATTGTGGACATTACTAGGTATGTTCGCAGCATGGCTAGTACTCGAGGGTAGTGCAAAAACTATCGTAGGGTATGCAATTATAACTGTCTTATTTGTATGGCTAATAACTATACGAGTAAGGGAAGGAGAATAATCATGGCAAAAGAAACAAAACTAGATGACGAAAAGGCAATGGGAGCAGTAAGCGGTATTAAAAATATTCTACTTAGAATAATCGCTGTATTTGCAGCCAACGGTCTTGGAGTTATTGGTGCTGGAGCAATTATCGGTATCGACACTATGAGTGCAATAATTCTTGCAGGAACTCTTGGTGTTGCTACAGTAGTTGAAAAACTAGCACGAGGATTTATCGATGATGGAAGACTAAGCATCGATGAAATTAACTCTGCTTTTAACTCAGTAGATAAGAAAGCAAATTAATACTGGGGGGAATCTAGTCTAGGAGATCTAGGGCTAGAGGTTTTATGGCTGGTGGGTTGCCTAAAACACTTTTAAGGAGTATAATAGTATCCATGTCTGAATCAAATTACTGTAAAGATTGTAAGCGTTTAAAAGATATTGCCTGTACTTGCGGCATGACCTTTGCAGAAAAGGTTAAGACGACCTCTGTTAACTGGGCTACCTGGTCAGATACTAGAAAAGGCTCTTGACTTGGCAGTTACTTTTAAGTATAATAATACTAAGTACTCTTCTTTTATTAACAGAAGAAGATATAATAAATCATATAAGAAAGAAGTTTAATGTCACTAAACGCAAGAGGAATACCAACAAGCGTATGTCCAGTTTGTGGTACTAATATATTTAAAGTTTTAGTTACATTTGATGAAGATTATAATATAGAACAATATTTATTAAATGCTGAGTGTGCAGAATGTAGTACACTTATTACTGCCCCTACCCCATTAGATAAGGAAAATGTATGAAAAAAATATTATCTTTTACAATTTTGTTTACTATACTATTTTCAAATAATTCTTTTGCAGAAGAAATTGTTATTCAGCCAGAAGATCAAAGATCTGAAAATCAAAATGTATATTCGGTAGTTGACGAAAACGGTGTTGTACAAAATAATATAGTTTGTTCAGATTCAGTTTGTGGTAGCGATGGGCAGTTTAACGGAGCAATGCCTCAAGATACTCCTTGGGCTGGAATGAAGTTGGTAAAACAAGGAACTGGTAATGTTGGTGGACATTGGGGAACATATAATAGTAATACAGAAACTTTTACAATAGATAGAAGTTGTGCCACATGTGCACCACATGCTGATATGCATAAACCAGGAACAATAAAAGATGGAGTTATAACTTATCCAATTATCATTCCAGGATTAGATGAGTTTGTATTAAATAATCCAGATCTAACTATTGATGAAGCAGCAGATTTATTAAAAGATTTATTACAACAAGAGGTAGATGCATACTATGAAGCAATGAAATCAAGTTTTGTTGCAAAAGGTATGTCAAAGATTGTTATAAAGAAAAATAAGTTTAGAACAATTAAACTTACTCCTAACTTAAAACAATTCAAGAAATTATCAAAAACTAAAAAGGTGTGCACTGTAAAAGGAAATTCTGTGTTGATCTTAAAATCTGGAATTTGTAAAATAGATATATATAAAGATGGCCAAAAAGAAAAAGTTGTTACAAAAGTTAAAAAATAAGGAGAGTAATGGCACAAAAGAAAACATCTGATAGAAATACTAACAGAGCAAATGGTAAGGCTGTAAAACAAAACCCTAAAGAACCTAATATTGGTGCTACAGGTAAAAGTCGTGGCGGATATAATTTAAAGAAAAGACCAGAGAAGGCTGCTGCTTGGGATCCAATTAAAAAACGTGCTGCTCGTAAGGCTCGTAGAAGAGCAGAGAACTTAGCATACAAGCATGGCATAAGAACAGGGCAGTTAAAAAGGTCTACAGCAAGTGCAGATTCGTAAACATAAAGATTATCGTGTTAACGAATTAGCAAAGTTAATAGAGCACCTACAAGATATAAAGTATCACGTTAAGCCATTTGAAATGGCAGAGGCTATAGTGGTTTTTATGGATGACTTGAGGGGTAAAGAGTATGCTAGAAAAATACAAGATTATGTAAAGTCAGACTATAAATTTCAATCAAAGGATAAGGTATAATATTACTATGTATGAATACAATGTAAAAAAGGTTTATAAAGTAGTGGACGGAGACACCATCGATGTTGATATTGATTTGGGCTTTAATGTTTCTTATTTCCAACGTGTCCGCCTTGCAGGCATTGACACCCCAGAGTCTCGTACAACAGACTTACGTGAAAAAGAATTAGGATTACAATCAAAAGAATGGCTTAAGAAAAAATTAGAAGGTGCTGAAAACATCGTTATTAAAACACAAAAGCCAGATTCAAAAGAAAAGTATGGTCGTATTTTAGGTGATTTACACATTAAAGGATATGAAAAATCTTTGAATCAAATGATGATTGATGAAGGATACGCTTGGGGATACATGGGCGACACAAAGGTTAAAGATTTTCCAGCATTACTTGCTAAGAGGAAATAATGTCATTAGTTGATATTAAAGTTATTGGCTGTGGTGGTGGCGGCGTAAATGCAGTTAACAATATGGTTGACTTAGGAATCTCTGGTGTTGACTTTGTTGCTTTAAATACAGATGCACAAGCATTAATTACTAGTCCAGCAAATATTAAATTAGATATTGGTCGCAATGTTACAAAAGGTTTAGGTGCAGGTTCAGATCCAGAACTTGGTAAGGCAGCAGCAGAAGAAAATTTTGAAGATATAAAAGATATTGTTTTTGGTACAGATATGGTATTTGTTACAGCAGGTATGGGTGGAGGAACAGGAACAGGTAGTGCTCCAGTTGTTGCAAAGGCTGCTAAAGAAGTTGGTGCTTTAACTATTGGAATTGTTACAACACCATTTAATTTTGAAGGTAAGCAAAGAATGTCAAAGGCTTTGGCGGGTATAGAAAGTTTAAAATCAGAAGTAGATACTATCATTGTTATTCCTAATGATAATCTACTAAAGATGTTAGATCCTGATATATCTATGAAGGATGCTTTTCAAGAAGTTGATTTGATTTTATTAAAAGGTATTGCTTCTATTACAGATTTAATTACTACCCCTGGAATTATTAACGTAGACTTTGCAGATGTTAAAAAGATTATCAAAGATGCTGGTACAGCATTTATGGGTATAGGTATAGGAGAAGGTAAGGACAGGGCCGCAGAAGCCGCAGAACAGGCCACAACAAGCCCAATCTTAAGTACTAGTCTAAAGGGTGCTAAAGGAGTTCTTCTTTCAATTGCTTCATCATCTAGCATAACTATGGGAGAGGTAAACTATATTGCAACAGCAGTAGCAGAAGATGCCCATGAAGATGCTAACATAATTTTTGGTACAGTAGTAGATGAAAGTTTAGAAGATCAAATTCGTGTAACTGTTATAGCAACAGGGTTTGATAATGAATGATATTCCATGGACATTTGGAATAATAACAACCTATCAAGATAAAGATAGATTATTACATATTATTAAAAGCATTCGTGATTTAAATGTACCAGAGTATGAAATATTATTTGTTGGCGGTGGAGACAGCGAAGGTATAGATGGTCCAGATATTCGTAAGGTAGATTTTGATGAGAATCAAAAACCAATGTGGATCACTAGAAAGAAAAATATACTAGCACAAGAATCTAAGTATGACAATATAGTTATCATGCATGACTATCATGTGTTTGATATTAATTGGTATCAAAGTTTTAAAGAGTTTGGAACAGATTGGAGTATTTGTTCTTGTCCTCAATACTTAATTACAGGTGCTAGAAATCCAATGGATTGGTCTTTGTGGGATAAGCCAGGTCATGGCAGAGCGTGGTCATTAAACTATGATGATTGGTCTCAAACACAATATATGTATATATCTGGTGGGTTTTTTATTGTTAAGAAGCATGTTATGCTAGAAGAACCTTTAGATGAGTCTCGTGGTTGGAATGAGGAAGAAGACGTGGAATGGTCAATGAGAGTTCGTAATAAGTATGTAATGAAGTGTAATGGAAAGGCAATTGTTAGACATAACAAATGGCACAGACATGCAGGTCCTAACCCAAATGGACAATAAGTTAGTTATATTTGATCTTGACGGAGTATTAATTGATTCAAGAGATGTTCATTACGATGCTTTAAATAATGCATTAATAAAAATTAACCCTAAGTTTGTTATAACTAGAGAAGAACATTTATCAAAGTATGATGGTCTTGGAACTACTATGAAACTTAAAATGCTTACAGAATTAAAAGGTTTACCAGTTGAATATCATGATCAAGTGTGGAAACAAAAACAAAAAGAAACTATAGATATTTTACAAGGCCTATCAGAAAATAAAACAGCAATACATATTATGAAGAAACTTAAAAAGCAAGGGTGGAAAATTGCGGTAGCAAGTAATTCTATTAGAGAAACTATCATAACAGCATTGAATGCTATTGGTGTAATAGGCTATGTAGAATATATTGTAAGCAATGAAGATGTTAAACATCATAAACCATACCCTGAGATGTATTGGAAATGTATGACTGCACTTAATGCTTTGCCTCAGAACACAGTTATTGTGGAAGACTCGCATATTGGTAGACAGGGTGCTATAGCCTCAGGAGGGCATTTGTATGGCATTAAAGATGCAGATGACTTGGATAGGGATAAGTTCTTTGATATGATAGATAGATTCGAAATGAAGGGAAGAGGTCAAGTGCCTTGGAAGAATGAGAAGATGAACGTCTTAATACCAATGGCTGGTGCTGGATCAAGATTTGCACAAGCAGGATATACATTTCCTAAACCTTTGATTGAAGTAAAAGGTAAGCCTATGATTCAAATGGTAGTGGATAATTTAAACATAGACGCTCATTACATTTTTATAGTTCAAGAAGAACATTACGAAAAATATAATTTAAAACAAGTTTTAGGTTTAATAAAGCCAGGTTGCGATATTGTAACTATTAATGGAATAACTGAGGGTGCTGCAGTAACAACTCTTTTAGCAAAACAATATATAAATAATGAAGAGCCATTGTTGATTGCTAACTCAGATCAAATAGTTGAATGGAATAGTAATGAATGTTTGTATGCATTTGGTGCAGATGAAATTGATGGTGGCATCTTGACCTTCAAAGCAACTCATCCCAAGTGGTCTTATGCTAAGATTGGTGATAACGGTTTTGTTTCAGAGGTAGCAGAAAAGAATCCTATATCAGATAATGCAACGGTAGGAATTTATTATTGGAAGCATGGATCAGATTATGTAAAGTATGCTGAAGATATGATACAAAAAGATATAAGAACTAATAATGAATTTTACGTTTGTCCTGTTTTCAATCAAGCAATTGAAGATGGTAGAAAGATAAGGGTAAAAGAAATAGAAAAAATGTGGGGTATAGGAACCCCAGAAGATTTAAACTACTATTTGGAGAATAACTAATGAATAGAAATAAACACGATTACTTAAATATGCAAAACAAATATTATGATCAGTATGCTGCGATATGGAGTCTACAATTTAGAGATCCAGTAGTTGGATCATATGATGGACACAATAATTGGTCAGACTACGATACCTATTTGTTTAAAGACTTTGATACTCAAGGCATGATAGCCTTAGACTATGGCTGTGGGCCAGGTAGAAACATTGTAAAGTTTAATGATAGATTTGAAAGAATTGATGGGGTAGATATATCAGATATCAATTTAGAAAAAGCAAAGATAAACTTAAAACATAATAATATTCCTATTCCTAATCTATATCATACATCTGGAGATAATTTATCTATGATAGA